CATCGTTGCCTGTCTTGGTAGAACTTTGCCGCATCTGTGTGCCCATATCGCTAAATTGTGCCCCTACATCATTGTGCGTTTTTGTGGTGCTTTGCGTGAGTTGCGTTCCCATATCACTAAATATCTTGCCAACATCATTCTTCATTTTCGTGGCGCTATCACGCATCTGTGTACCGAGATCGCTAAATGCCTTGCCTATGCCATCAGCCGACGCCTTCCAGTACGTGTTGTGGTCATACATCCACTGGCCTGCTTGCACGATACCGACCCCTGCATTATGGGCCAGCGTACCCAACCCGCTCATGATGTTCCCAACATCGTTCTTCGTCTTTGTGGCACTTTGCCGCATTTGCGTACCCATGCTATCAAATGCGCCACCTACATCATTCTTAGTTTTTGTCATCGATGTACGAAGTTCTGTCCCTATGGCGTTAAATATTCCCCCGACATCATTTTTTACTTTGGTAGCAGATGTACGCATTTGGGTGCCAAGTGCATCAAAGATACCGCCTACATCATTTTTTACTTTGGTAGCACTTTCCCGTAACTGAGCACCCACGGCACTGAAGACGCCGCCGATCCAATGCATGATCTCACCCCAATGCTGAATAGCCAGCACAATACCGACGACTGCCAGCGCAACCAGAGCACCGATAGCGATAAAGGGCAGCATGGGAACAAGTGCTGCCCAGGCTGCAACTGCCATAGCGACCAGGGCAAACACGAGCACACCGCCGATAGCACCCGCCAGCGCAATGATGCTACCTTTGAGTAAGAGGGCAAGAGGTGAGGTATCGTTCAAGAATTTGCGGATACCATCACCCTTTGTGATCCAATCGGCAAAGCGGGTGATGAGCGGTGTCACGGCTCCCAGGAGTTGACTAAGAACGGGGAGCAACTTTGTGCCGATATCGATACCCAACACTTCAAGCGCCGCCTTCGCCTGACCCATCTTTGTATTGAAATTGCCCTGAACCGTTGACCATCCCTCAACCGACTGCCCTCCATTCTTCGCGGCATCAGCAACCTTCCTGACATTGGCTTCATAGGTCGCAAGGTTTTTCCCACCGAGCGAGAGCGCGACATTCAGGCCAGCTGCGCCGCCCATGATATTCTTGAGCGCGGTTGTGGCTTCAATCGATCCCTTGGGGAACGTCTTACCCACGGCATCGGTGATTTGTTGCAGGGTTGCGCCGAGTCCTTTGGTGGAGAGGGTGTCGCGCAAGTCCTGAGCAGACAATCCTACAGAGGCCATCGCCTTCTGTGCAATCCCTGATGGAGCGGATAAGTCACGAAGCGCAAAGGCAATGCCTTGTGAGGCCCGTTGCGCGGTCATATTCTTATTGGTCATCATGGCAACTGCCGCGCCCACGTCGGCAAAACTGACGCCTGCATTCGTGGCAATCGGGATCACATTGCCCATCGCTTTTGAGAGATCCTGTAGGTGCATCTTGCCTTCTGATGCCGCCACAATCAACTCATTCATCCCACCTGCTGCACCATTTGCCGTTTGAGGCCAGCCAGCCATCACACCCGTTAATGCCTTACTTACCGTCATGAGATCCGCATTATCGGTCTTCGCCCCACGAGCGGCAATTCCTAACTCGTTGAGTCCAACCGCACCATGCGCCCCGCTACTCTCAATCATGAACATAGCCGCAATGAGATCTTTGGTGCCGGTTCCGGTATCGGTGGCTACTTTTTTGATGCCATCACCGACCATGCCCAGGTTTTTTGCATTCTCACCCGCCGCCGTGGACAGATTGGTGATACCCGCTTCAAAGTCACCCGCCTGATGTACCGTCTCACCAATGGCGACACCGATACCCGCAAGTGCTGCAACGACAAGGCCAGCACCCGCATTAAAGCCAGCAGTGTTAGCAGAGAACATGACCATCACTTCGCCTAGAAGCATGCAATGATGTCCTTTCTCTACTTTTGTGCTGCTTTTTGCCGTTCCGCTTTAATTTGGTAGTACGCTTGCCATTCCATGAACAGTGACCCGGTGATCTGGTGGAGCATCACGTCTGGGTCGATGTATCCGAGGTGCTCGGCGATGGTGAAAGCGTCGAATCGATAACCGTCTGACTCAAGGCAGGTTTTTTTTCCTCTAAATCCGCTTTGGAAAAACCGCTCAACGGCATCGCCTGTTCCGCAACCCGTTCAAGGATCTCCCCTGGTGTGTGCAGGTTCACCGCGTCCCGGTCAAGGGGCTTAAATACTAGTTCGCCGCCCTTCGGATGATCGGACGTGTAGGGATGCGTGGACGCTTCCATATCACGCTCGTAGACTGCCAGCGCTTTCTCGTACTTCTTTTCGTCTTTGTCGGTCGCTTGCGCATCAAGGGGCGTAGGCTCAATGGGCGTAGGTACCGTTCCATCCTGCACCGGATAGCGCAAGGATCGCACAAAGAGTTCGGCGTACATGAGTTTGATATTGACCCGCCCCGTCTTTTGATCAATGCTGTTATTGAGCACATCGCCCTTTTCATCTCCCATCAACTCTTGCAGCGTAAACCACCCGCCGAGACGATCAATATACACTGACACCTGCTTTGGTTTCACCTGCCCAGATAGTACAAAGTCTCGAATATCAACAAAGTCAGACATACACACTCTTTTCTTTAGAAGGAATAAAAGTTCCCGGTGATTTGAAAGTCTAAGTCTTCGGTGATGAGTTTCTCGACTGCCGCTTTGATGCTCATTTTGTTGTCCCACACATAGCCCTCAATGCGATTGCCAGCCGGGGCCACACAGGAGAGGATCAACGGGACGCCTGTGGTGATATAGACAAGGTTGCTCATCGCCAATTCGTCCACCCACCATTTTTTGAGTTTGAAGGTGCCTTTTTGCATGGTCGGCACATAGACCATTGCACGAGAGCCACCTCCACCGCCAATTGCACCCGAGAGCGCGGTTGCATCCTCAAGTATCCATTCACCGTCAAAGTTCCATTCCGTGACATTGGCAAGCACCGTATACACAAAGTATTTCCCTGCACTGATACGTGCTGAAGGTGTTGCGCCTGTGACCGCAGCCGGGAAGGTGACACGTCCACCGGGATACTGAATAGAGGCGGGTACCACGGTACCCCACGACGTAGAGCCATCGGGAGAGGTTTGAAACGTGATAGGTGACGCATTGTCCCAATAGCGATATGCGGCGTTAGCCACGCTCATAAAGAACGTCGTGTGATCACCACTATCTTGTAGTGCAATATTGGCGGCAAGTGACACACTTGGAGGGCTTGTTATTAATACTGCGCCGTTGTATCCTGCTACACTTGACACACTTTCGCTCCTCTCATGTGGAGCGTGGTAGCAAAAGAGCCACGCTTCCAATAACTGAATTTCATACTAATTAACAACCTACACAAATCATGCTATAGTAAAGTTTCCAGTGGGTTGAAAATCTACGTCGTCGGTGACGGCCTTTTCCGCGGCGTCTTTAATCGAGAGTTTCGCGACGTAGGCGCTAAAGGAATAGGTGGTATTGGTTGCGCCGTTAAGCGGTGAAAAGGACATGGTGAGCAGCGTAGGCGGGTTGGCAAAGAACGCGTTCTGCACGGCTAATTGCCCGTTGGTATCGGTCATATCATAGAATAATTTTGCCTTGACGACGCCTTTAAACATCGTAGGGAGGAACTGCTCACCACGGATGCCCATCACACTGACATCTTCCATAATGTTCTCTACGTCTAAATCAACTTCTTGTACCTGTGCTACCGTAAACGTGCCTATTTTTAATAATCCCTGGTATCCTGCGGTGGCTGCCATAGTCGTAACTCCTTACAAATCTTCACGCACACGAAATAAGTACCGCGCTACACTGTGTTGCGTCACACCGTCTGGATCTTGCACCGCCGTTGACCCAAGAAACCATGTGCCTGTATGGGTTTGCCCACCCGCAAGTACAAGCGGTTGACGATCCGTGAGGATTGCCGTGATGATGCCTAGCATCGCCTGTACGGTCTTGAAGCCGCGTGTTTGTGACCATGCGTGTATCGTGGTGATACATTCATAGCCGCGTGCTGACACCGTTCCCATGCAGTTTGCAGAGGTCTCCACTGCATCGCCTATCGTGCAGTAGGGAAGCGCCTGCCCAACAGGGACCGATGCTTGATCAAAGAGGCCCAACCCTTGCGCAATTGCTGTGAACTGCGTATTAGCGCGTATCTTTGCCACCGCCGCGCCTTGCACCG